AGAGCTCAGAGATTCCTCATGCTTTCAATGGGTTTCAGGTAGGCGTTTGGATCTCCTGAATCAAACGTGCCGAACGCGGACGCTTGATCGCCTTGAGCGCTTGGCGGAATCTTTACCATTGTACCTGGGCTGACTTTTGTCTTTCCGTCCGCAAAGTTTCCAATCGCCCACCGCTGCGGCCATCCTGTGTACTCTGCCGACACCATCATATCGTTGAGGAGTTTGTTGATCGCGTCTTGCAACGAAATCACACCCCGCGTCAAATCGCCCACAGGTTCCCGGTCAGTTAGCCGGAATTGAAACAGCGGGATTGTCTCGAACTTGTTGTCATCGGTTTCGCCGAGCTCGAATCCGCCGCCGTCGGAGTTCGGCGCTTTGGATGCGGAGTAATGCTCAATGCGGTCCGTGTAGTAGAGGTTCAGGCGCCACACCTCGCCCGCAGGACCATGTTCAATCCAACGTTTGCAACCTAAGCGCGGCGTGTATGGATCGGCGCCCTCATAAAAAACGTGTGCCTGGGAAGCGGCTTGGCAAAACGCTTTCACGTCGCCCTCTTCATCCGGCCACACCATGAGATAGCCTTCGCCTGTCACCAAGACAGATTGATGGATCTTTGTCATAGAGCGACTAAACACGTCTTTCCAGATTGTCCCGATTTCGTCCCGGATTGTGTCATCCTTGGGGTACTTCCACGCATCCACGGCGATCCGGTTCTGCGTGGTGTCAACCACCACAATGCACTCGTTGCGGACGAACACAGCGCCTTTTTTAACCACTTCGCTGAACTTGTCGTTTGTCCAAGCTAGGGGCTGGTCGCCGTCGTAATAGTTCCACAGCATGGAGTTTTTGCTGCTTTTCGCGTTCATTGTGTCCACGCAAAGCGCAACGTCTGAATTTTGATGGGCCATTGGTCTATCCTTTTATTCGGCAGAATTCTTTTTTCTTCCGAGAATCTTATAACGCTTATTCTGCCAGTCAATTGCTAACTGATATTCCCCTGGAGGCAAACTCGGCCTTTCGTCAAGTGCCATCCATTCTGTCTGGTGCTCGATGTTTCGGTGCGCCACTCGTTGCGGCACTCGTTGCGGCGCCTCCGGTTCTGTGGGGGCAATGTCTTGAGGCACAGGCTCAACCGCTTTCGCAACCGGCACCACCGCGCCAAGCCCTAACGCGGCCATGCAGCTTTGGATGAATGTTCTGCGTTTCATGATTCATCGATCTCCTTTTGGTGCCATTGCGTCAATTTTGTTTTCGATTGTTTCTGCGTCTTGTCCGCTCATATCATTCCTCCTCAATCGCAAACCATCGGCTGTGGAGACCGTTGGTGCAATTCCAATATTGCGTACACAAACCAGTCGAGCCTGTTCGGGCTTGCGCCGTAGCCCTCGTAGTTGCAAAGCTCATCTTCAAGTTCGGGAAACACGCCGACATGATGTATCCGGTGCTGCTCTGACAGCGTGGCCACCGGCTCAGCGCGAACAAGTTTGCCTCGGCTGGCGTGAATACCTCTACATGGTACGGTAGCATCTGCCGTTTTAATTGTCAATCTCACCATTTCGCCGCCCTGGTTTGTTTCGTAGACCATCGCGTCCGCTTTGTGCTTGTGGTATAGCGCACACGCCGCCCGCGCCCAGGTCAACGGGGAGCCTTGAAGCGAGTCGTCATCCAGCACATAGTAGTCGCCATCCACGCCTTTGCCTGCCGCGCCTATGCCCGCCTCGTCGCCCTCCGTGGTGCAGGACGGGTCTATCGCAACCACGATGCGCACAAGCTCGGGCAACTTGTCTTTGGTGATGCGGTCCCGGTCAATCTGACTCCGCTTCCAGAGCGCGGTGTCTGAATCCTCCAGATACTTGCCCTCCAGAAACCGCATGCGCTTGCGCCGTGGCAGGCTGCCGAGCCGGTTCTCGATGTAGCCCTCGGGCAGGTTCTCCGCGTTGTGGATTGGGTTCATCAGCATGCAATCATACATAGCCCGGTCAAGCGGCGTGTTCGTCTCGGGGTCGATGTGTTTGATAAACATCGCATAGGACCAGTGTTTTTTCGTGCTCGGGTTGCAGTCGAAGAAGGCGCGGAGTTTCAGCCCGCAGTTTTGTGCAAGCCGGGTCAGGGCGGTAGTCATGGAATCGTAGGAGATCTCGGTGCATTCATTAAAATGCATCGAGACGTATTCCTTGCCGAGGATCTTGTCGGCGCGATCCTTGTCGTCCAGGCCGCCGATCCAAAGCTCGGAGCCATTGGCGAAAGATACGAACCAATCTGACTTATTGATCGTGTAGGGAACCCTCGGGAATGCAAGCGCCATCATTTTGGGAAGCGTGTCGAAGGCAACTGCTTGCTTGGCCGCGCTGAACGTCTTGCGCAGAACGACATGCCGGGAACCCGGCGCCTTGAGCGCCCTATACACCATGAGCCACAGGATGATGAACGTCTTGCCGCTGCGAGAGCCGCCGTAAAGCAGGATGTTCTCAGCTTGCGCCTTGGCCACGTCCACCGCGTCCTGCTGGCGAGTTGTGCGCTTATAGGGCATTTGTAGACTCAATGGTTTCTCCGCGCAGCATGGCGCTGAAGATTCGGGTGGCTTCGGTTTGCGCCCCGTCTATATCTTGCCCAACATTCCTTCTGTTAAATATCTCAATTTCAAAAACGCTTACACTAAAACCCCACCCGCCGCCATCTAGTGGCATTAGTTCTGTTTTAAATTCTCCCCAGCTTGCTTCCCTCGATATTTCGCCGCCATAGGGATCTTTATGCTCATCCCACTCCAGCTCAACATCCTTCGGTTCGGCAAGATCAAGAAGCACCGACAAAACAGGCTCTAAATCAATGCCATGCTCCGCTTTTATGTCGCGCAAGAATGCAAGGCCCGCCTCACCTTGCCATTGGTTGCGGAGGTATTTTACTATCCATTCTGGCGTCCGCTCTTCCGCTCTTTCCTCATCTGTTTTCATTGCATTTAGCCCTTCGTTTATAGATTATCGTCATCATTCAAGCATGCCTGCTCTTGTGCCTCAGCTTCGGCCACTTCGGCTTCCCATTCTGCGTCTTTGGCTTGGGTTTTTAGCCGCCTATAATCCTCCATCGGAATGATGGCATATCCATCAAGCTGAGGATGAATATAGTCCCCGTCTAATTCAAAGATAGTTTCGCGGTCCCGCCCCACAATTAGGCAGTTCCTGACATACGCCTTTTCGCTCTGCATTGATTGACCCTCATTGTTTGGCATTGATCGATCTCCCTGTTGGTGCTGGTTGGTTAATGTGTGCTTGTCTTGCTCCGCTTTCGGCGTCGTCCACACGGCAGGAGATTCTGGATCTCCTGCTAGATCTTTGATGTAGGCGACATATTCTGAGTCTGTTTCCCCTTGGCGGTACACCTTACACCCTGCAGCAATCGCCTCTATAGCCGCCGGGTTCAACGCTTCGCCACCAACTCTTTTTTGCACAGGGTTTTTGCTGTTTGCCTTGTCAGTCCCTTGCGTTGCGCCTTCCATTGCCCGAATCGCGGCGTTTCGCATATTCCCGAGGATCCATTCTCCACGCACACTATTGCACTTGGCCTTAATGATGTTGTCCACCCCAATCATTTGCCCAGGCCTGTCTGTTTCCTCCAGGATGTCATAAACGTAGCTGACAAGCATGATGGCTTCGGGTATGTCCGTCGGGCTCTCTTTCACAACCCTTGCAATGTCCGCGCCTTTGCTGTTTGCTTTATCAGTCTCCTCCACTACCCCTTCCCTCTTGATCGGCGGGTTCTGCTCAAACCAAAGCAGTTTGGCCTTACACAGCAACTGCCTGTATATGTGAATTCTGTCGGTGCCCTCTTGCGTCCATCGATCCCTTAACCCTCCGAGCTCTCCGTCGATCCATCCCCGGATTTCTTCGATGTGTTCTGCCAGCGTCTGTTGATCTTGGCTCGGCTTTGCTTGTTCCGCCTCTTTCCATTCAAGCATTTGGTTTCTCCCGCGATATACGCCGGTCGTAGTCTTCCTTGAGCTCTACAGTGAATGTTCCTTCCTTGGCGTCGGCGCAGACATGGTGCTCTCCCACTCTTAGGGCAATCGCTTCCCCGGCCTTGTGCTGCTTCAAATAGATAGTGCTCATGCTTCCTCCTTAGATGTCATCGTGATCCGGGTCTTTCCACACGACGGTTTGCGTGGCGTCAATCTTCGCGGGCGCGTCGAGGCCCATCACCTTGGAGCGGCGCTCCATGATGCGCACCACGGTATTAGCCGCTTGAGAGTCCCCGCCCTTAGCCCTTGCCCATTGGCCCAGCAACAGCCCATCCAGGCGCTCCAACTCCATCTCTCGCACGTCTTCAATGGTTTGCTCCATGTCTTTGCGCATCTTGCCGAGGTTCTTGGTGATGCACTCATATGCGTATTGCGGGCTGAATCCAAGCGCCGCGCCTATCTGCTTGTAGGTCGCGCCCGCCTTGCGCATCTCGAAAGCCTTGTGCGCTTTCTCTGCCGCCTTCACGTTGCGCGGCTGCGTCTTTGACTTAGCCATGGGGGGGCTCCTTTCGCCAGCTTGTCCGTTGCGCATACCTTATTCCCTTTGTCCGCAAAAGCTGTTCCACTCTTTTTCTTGCTGCATCATTCCCTTCCCTCATTCTCGAGGTAAAACACCTTATCAGCATCCATGGAATTCCGAATAGCGCTGCTATGACTAAAATATCCATTCAGTGTCTCCCTGTCTTTGACTTAGCCATGAGCGGCCTCCAATACCGGGGTGCCTTTAGTTGCATCCGCCCACCGCTGCAAAGTCACCGCGACATAGCCGGGATCAATCTCGATACCCCTGCACTTGCGCCCAAGGCGCTCACAGGCGATGAGCGTGGTGCCGCTGCCGATGTATATGTCAGCCACCACGTCACCCGCCTTACTGTTGTTTAGTAGCGCATTCTCCACCAATTCAACAGGCTTCATGGTTGGGTGCTGCTTTGCTGCCCGAGGCCTGTCAATCTCCCACACGCTGGTCTTGTGCTGTCCTTTGCCATAATAGTGATGCTTTTTGCACCAAGTGAGCAGAATGGGTTCATGTTGATAATCGTAGTCGAGCCGCCCCATAGAAAACGTGGGTTGGTTTTTCTTCCAAATAAGCACATGTCTGACTGTTAGGCCCGCTTCTTGCATCATCATCATCATCATGCCAAGGTCGCCGCCCTGCGGGGCCGTGGTAAAATAGGTGCATTCGGGAGATGCTGCCATGCGCAGGTTCTGGAATGCAGGCACCAACATCTCTTTGAGCTTGGCTGGCGATAAAGCATCATCCTTGATGTCTGTTAAACACCTTCCAGAAGGCTGGAAAGTGTTTAACATTCTATTCTTCGCGCCTATATCCACCCCATACGGAGGGTCTGTAAATACCATCAGCGGCTTGTCCTTGCTCATCACCCGCGCCATGTCCTCCTGTTTCGCGCTGTCCCCACATAGCAGCCGATGCTCCCCGAGCGTCCAAAGTTGCCCTTTTTTCGTCTTCCACTTCTTTTGAAGCTCATCGGCGATGGTTATTTGCGGCTCCGCGTCCTCGCACGTCGGCTCAAGCCCATCCAGCACGCCCGCTTCTTCCGCCAGCCCCTCCAGCATTTCCTGCACCGCCGCGCTTCCGCTGTTCACGTCCTGCAACAAAGCGCCCAGCATTTCCGCGTCCGCCTCGGCTAAAGCACCTAATGGGTCAACCGTCGCCAGCAGGTATTCCGCTTCTTTTTCGGTGACATCCAGCACCAACGCGGGGATCTCCATATCCGGCGTGGTCTCTGCCCGTAGGTGCCCGTCGATGAGCATGTAGCCTTTGCGTGTCTTGCGCACCAGCACGGCCCCGGCGAAGCCTATCTCGCTGAGCACGCCTCTAAGCGCGTCCTGTTGCGCCTGGGGATGCTTTCGCCAGTTCTTTGGGTGCGGTATAAGCTCCCCGGCCTTGACGCGCTTGAATTCCTTTACGCGGTCTTTGATCTTCATGCACACCCCCTCGAGAATTCGATAGCGCCCGTGCTTAGCGCATACGTCGCCGCATTCCGCGCATGTGGGCAAACTGTTTCTCGGACTATTAGGCGCAAGATGTCGCCTCGAAACTTATCCTCAAGGCTGTGTGCCGCCTCTGGGTCGTCGGCCACTGCGGATATGCCCTTCAATTGCTTTTGCGCCCATTCTTTCACGCCTACTTGTCGCCTAAGCATATCCATAACACCAAGCAGCCTGAACGCTTCCTTGTCGAGCCAGTATTGCGCCGCCCGCTTCGCCTCTTCCTCAGAATCGTAGTAAGGCCACTTCCCGACTAGATTGTCGCCGCATTCAGAACAGTACTCGCGCTTAAGACGGCATTCCACCGTCCATTTGTGCCCCCTCGGAATCACCAGAACACTGTCGATCAGCTTTGAGCCTTTCACCTCCGCGCTGATTTGAACCAATAGCGAATGCCCTTCACGCTCTCTGATTTCATCTTTCCAGGTTAGCTTCATGCTATCGCATCCCTTATCTCCCGATCTCTGTGAATCTCCCACATGACGATCTCTTGGATGCACCGTTGCAACTCAACGACGTGCCCACTGTCAACTTTGCCGGGGTTCTGCTTCATGTGGACAATCGCGTACCGTAAGTCCCGTTCAAGTTTTTCCTTGTATTCATTCACATCCATCTTGTTTTTCCTCCCGTCATCTTCCCTTGGTTTCAGCTTACCTACTTCGCTTTCGGCGTTTTAACCCACACATAGCCGCCTTGCTCCACGAACGGCGGCCCACAAACAAAGTCCACAATGACCTCTCGCCGCTGCCATGTAATCGTGCCCACCAGCACAACCAACAGGACGGCACAAACCCACTTCGCCATTTTGTTGAGCCTATTCATCATGCGCCACATGCAATATCCTCCGTGCGCCCTGTTTTATGAAACAAACCACCACCCGAAACGCGGCGCGTGCGACCCTGACCAAGCCTGTGAGAATTTCCATTATGCCCTCGGGTTACGCAACAATCTGCTCGTCCGGGTTGTCAAATGTGAAATTGTCTTTTAGCGTGACGAAGTAGTACGTCCCCGCCTCAAGATGGAAGGTGGCGATCCCGAGCGCGTTGCTCACTTGCTGGTCAAGCGCCACCGCAAGCGCGGAGGTTGGATACACCGTCACTGTGGCGTTTGGGATCACGGTGACGTCATCATCTTCTGTTACTGGATATTCATAGATGATCTGCCCGTTGATGTCGCGCTTAGAAAGTTGCGCCACGCTGCCGTCCACTGGAGAGCTTAAGGTGGTGTCCGTGTCAATAAACTCATTTATTAGAGGCAGCGCGTCAACACCCGCGATAATTAGAACTTGGTTTGCCGCCGTGGCATCGCCTCCGGTGCCGCTTGGCGCTTCTTCAAGAGCCTTCTCGGTGAGCCTGTCGCCCGTGCTGTCTTCAATAAGCGCATCCATACGCTGCGTGTCCACATACACGTCCGCGATAGCCGCGTCTGTCGCAGTGAGGTCCGTGTTAGTCGTCGTCGTCGTCACCAACGTTACCACCGCCACGTCATCATTGGCAGGATCGAAGTCCTTCAACGCGCCAATCAACCCCGGCACGTCATCCGTCTGCAATTCGTTCGTGTCTGCCACAATGGCAATTAACTGCGTCGAATTGGAATCCATCTCCTGGCGATTCTGCACCGCCGTCGGGGGCTCTGTCACCATGTCCGTGTTAGTCGTCGTCGTCGTCACCAACGTTACCACCGCAACGTCATCATTCGCCGCGTCAAAATCGTTCAACGCCGCCACCGTCGCCTCAAGCGCCGTATTTGAAGCCAACGCCGCGCTATTCGTGCCCACCATGTCATCATTCAGCGTGCATTGATCTACAAGGTCAATGCTATGGGTGACCGGGTTGTATCCCGTATCCACTAAATCTTTGAGGTCAGTAACGGAAGTCGCGTCTGTCTTTATCTTCGTGAGGTTGGCTTCTACTTCGCCTGTAGTTACCGCAACCGCCAAGTCGCCGAAGTTCGTCGGCTGGTTTGCATAGGCATCACCGGTCTGGTCTACGCTTGCAGCCGTGAACACCGGGGATGCCACGTCATAGAACTTCTTGAACGCCGCCGCCAGATAGCCGCTCACAGACTCCGTAAGCGCAGTCCCGTGAATCTTTGTCAGGTCAGATGTCACCGCGTCCACATCCAGAGCGCCCGTGCCAGCCGTCCGCACCAACACGCTTCCGCAGAAGCCCGCCGGGTTGACGGTGGAGATCGTCAACGTGCAAAACACGGCGTATTCACCCGCAGCATAGCCGGTGGTGTCAATGGCTATCTCGTGCAGGCCATCGGTATAGTTGGCGCCCGTCAACAGCGTGGGCGTTCCCGAAGCTGTAGGTGCAGCCCCAGCCGCCGCTCCAGCCAAGCGCACATCATAAAGAGGAGTCGCGCCGTCGCCCGCAGCGCCCGCCGTGGTGTTGGCTGCAAACCAGAAGTAGACTGTATCGGCAATTTCTGCGTATTTATACTGAGACATTAGAGGTTACTCCCTCTGATTTCGGGCCTACCGCCCGCGCTCGGTTCGCGCTGATACGCGCCGATGTCTTCATAGGCTGTCAGTCCCGCGCCCGCACCCGGTGCGTCTTCAATTAGGCGCAGGTTACCCGTAGGAGCGTTCTCATAATCAGTCGCCCAACCGCCGGTGTCAGTGCTCACTTCACCTATCAGAACCCCATCACCAAGAGTGGTTCGCGGGTCAACCGTAATGTCCCGAAGACGATTGTTGATCTCAATAACAGATTGCAGTGCTGTGCCTGAATACAGGTTGTCGATCCATTTAGTGCTGTCTGTCGCGTGATTGTTGATGAGAACCGGAGTAGCAGACCACGCGAAGGCGGGAAAAGTGACACACGTTCCCAAATCATAAAATGTATTATTTTTAGTCAAACAGCCACCATACTCAGACACATTGATCCACGCAACACCAACGCCAGTCACGGTCGTTCCGATAAACGTATTATCTTCAACAGCCCCGCGAGGTAAGGATACGCATGGATCTGAGTCCGTGGTGATTACTCTATTCCCGACAAAACTCGCGGTGTATGACATACTTACAATGATCCCGTGAGAAGCGCCGGAACACTCAATATCTGAATTTGCAACCATCGCGCTTTTTGCTAATACAGCGCACTGGATCTGAGTACTTCCTGTTGCAGAATTGGTAATAGAGCAAGATGTAATGGTGGTATTGTCTCCCCCACCGTTGATAAGTACATCTGTGATGCTACCCGCGAAAACCAACGACTCAAGATCGACATATGCGGCGGCAGTCAGTTTTCCTGTCAGTGTGATTGCCGGAAAATCAGTCGTGTCAAGCGTAGTATCTTTATTCCGGCCTTGCCCCTCCAGGTCGCCTATCGAGGTATCATATCCGCGATATACGGTGTGTGCTTGCTGGGTTCCTGCTTGTGCAATAGTGGTCGCACCTATGGTGTAGTCGCTGTCATTCTGGATGTTGCCCCGCACCCCTGCGCCGTCCGTATGAGCAAAGCCCTCTGCAAGCGTCCATGGGCCAACGCCGCCACCCGCATCTATTTCCTGAGTGCCATCGTTGCCGCCTGCCGCATCACTGCGAATATATCGCTCAACAAATGCCATCAGCTAACCTGCTTCGCCCGCACACAAGGCTTTTCAACCACGCCCGCCACGCCGCCCGCGTTTAGATCCGTTTGAAACGCGGTAATCACGGCCATCATGCTGTTGATGTCGGTCCCAAGTAGTCGGCTAACGCCCTTGGGGCCGCGTCCGTCTTCAAGCGGTGACGCATCATTAGGCACCTTTAAATTAATGCTGCCATACCACTTGTCAAGAGCTGAGTCGCACATGTCTTTGAGTGCGCGGAACTTCTCAGCCAAAGGCCGGACCTGCTCGTTGGTGAATTTGATCGCCTCTGGGTTCGTGATGTCTGCCATAAGTCAAACTCCTTTTTTTATATTATAGCCCTGCCGGCCAAAAAACACAAGGGTCATTTCTTGCCCTCCATGGACTGGGCGCCCATAATCGACCGCGCCCGCTTTACCGGCGGCCCAACGCACACGCGGCATTTGCCGGATCGCGGATCAAACGCGCCAAGAGGGCGAAACTGAAGACACCCCATGCAATACCGGCCTTTCGCTACTTTTGCTTTGAACGTAAGCGCTATCGGATCCGGCATTGGCGTTGAAACGCCTTTCTGTTTTGCGCTGCCTCGGGTGGTGGGAGCGCCCGACGGAACCATGTCAAATGCGTCCTTGTGCTGCATCATGAGGTGGGGTCTCCGCTGTCCTCCGGCTCCGCGTCGGCGATAATCTCATCCAGCGCGTCGGCGATCTCTCGCTGGCCGCCCTGGCATAGGCTCGCGCTCAGCCTGCGCAGCGCTGACAGTTTTTCATCACTTACGCTCTCCGGCTCCGCGTCGGCGAGAGGGTTGACTGATACCGAGCAGATGCAATCCCATTCATCCAAATACGGCCATTCTCCGTCCGGGTAGTTTTCTTTTTTGTCGGTGATGGGAAATTGGACTTCGTGTGTCCGTTGGTAAACGAAGGATTCCCCCATTTCGTCTTGAAGTCCATCTTCGAGTTGGTCTTTCAGCGTCGCCTTGAGATCTTTGACGGCATCCTCTAATGAGTCGAACTCTATGTGCTCACCATGCAGCGCGTCGTAAACGCCATACTGGCCTTTTGTTGGCTCCGGCTCTTGGCCATAAAGCGCCTGGAGTTCTTCGGCAATGCCTTCGAGCTGCACCGCTTGATCGTTTAGTCCTCCGTGTTTGACGTGGCGGGCAACTTGCCCAATCGCGCTTGCATGCACTTGCAACTCCGCTTTTTCATTCGTGTTCATGTCAATCTCCTAGCCGTTGTGTTTCGTTGTCAAACTGTTCAATGATTTCCGTGAAAAGCCCCGGAATCGCTTTTCCGGGATTTTGCGCGAACCAGAGCATTTTGGCGGCATCCGCTCGGCGCCCGATTTCGTCGATAGCTGCCGGGTTAATCGCTTTCCCGTTGACAAATTGGGCGACAGCATGCGCCTTTACCGTTTCAAGTTCGAGCACAAATGCCTCGAGCGACAAATCCTCGTGCATGGCAAACGGCCATATAGTCGTTTTGCCGTCTTTGCGCTCAATCGTAAACTCAAACAAGTGTAGGTTTTTGGCGTCCATGTCAGGCTCCTGGGTTGTCCCTAAATCAGCGTGTCGTCTTCTTCGTACTCCGGCATCGGCACCGGATCGTCATCAAACGCCGTCTGCTTCTTCGGCTCAGCGCGTTTGGCGCGGGCCGTGTTTTCCTCGTACTCGTTTACGTCTCGAAAACGCTGCGTTACCTTTTCAAAGTAGAGCGCGATTTCACCCGTGGGGCCGTTGCGCTGCTTAGCAAGGTGGAGTATCACGTCGCCCTGTAGCGTCATGCCTCGGGCCTTTGCCGCCGCCCTGTGGTCGTCG